CGATAAGGCCTGTTTCGGATGAAGTAGACAGACCCGTTTCGATAAATTGAGGATTGGACAAATCGACGTAATCACCACTTCCAAGCACTGTACCGATCAGTTGTTGTGTATCATTATCAAACGAGGCATACACTTCAAACGATTGGTTAGGGTCAATAATTCCTTTAAGCTCTAAGTAACGTACTTTTTTTAGTAGGTCATTACCAAAATTCTCATTTTTACTAATCCAATAGTTATCTATGACAGAACCGAGGTCATCGTTCTCTGTAAATAGTTGATATACAACTTCTGACAAAGCGCCGCCTCCAAACAATAGACCCTCATTTTTAGCTAAGGACCTGACACCGTAGTATGTAACGTCAACCGAATACTTTTGTGAAGTGTTAACTAGAATCAAACGATTGTTGCTATCTGAGTCTTTTGTGCGGCATGAGACAAGGATATACTCACCCCATGTATCCATAATGCACTGGTCGAACAAATAGTTTTCCCATGCGAAAAATGGTGTCATGTTCATAGGTTCAAGATTACCCCCGACTGGATTTCGAACAAGCATTGAGAGCAGAGGCTTGTCAGGATTCGCAGTATCGATGTATGCAATTCCCTTACTTGTAGCGACAACGCCACGCAAAGACTTCACACCAATATCGGACCTGAATACAGCGTTAGTCGCATTCGTGTCGTCAGATGTTAAATCTAGCTCATACACACAGGTTGGCTTGAATGAGTAATATCTGCCGTCAAAAGGGATAACGTTGCGAATTGGTTCACCAAGATATTCTTGTGGAATAAAGTCGCCCTCTCCTGCTAGTCGTGGCGCTGAAAAAGTAAAGTCTGTGATGCCGTTGGTATTAGAATTCTCATATTGATAGTCAGCCTCTACGTTGCCCGCAGAGATGGCCGCGTTGAACGTTATACTATATATACCTGTAGAGTAATCGATTGTCCCTGTGCCTCCCTTATCACTCGTGAGGCCTCCGTTCTGATTATCAGTGAATGTCTCAATCCCTGCTGCAGTCGTACCTGTGATGTTTAGGCCGAAAACAAAGCGGAGCCCCGTCGCCTGTGAAAGTGTGCCTGTATAAACAGTCCCTCCTGACGCACCTATATTTTCGTTAACTACTGCCGTGTAATTTGTTCCCTGCGGATCGATTTTTGAAAGATAAATCGCCGTCTGATCACCCGGAGTGTCAAAACGATTCCATAAAAACATACGAGCCTCATTAATAAAAATATACCCCTTGTGATTCTTAGTTGAGTCGTACATATCCTTGAACGAATATGGGTTGGCGAGATTAATTTTGTATAGCCCATCTTGGCACCCTATAAAAACGTAATTTCCTGCAAGTGAAGCATACGGGGCAAAAAATACATCCGAGTCAGCAGTCAGGCCGATAATAACATCGCGCCATTCTTCACTTGTAGCGTCGTAAACTTGAATTTTTGTATTGACCTTACGAAAATGAACGCGGAGACTGTCTTGTCTTGGAGCAAATATTTGGGCGTAAGTTGCACCTACTGCTGCGGCACTTGCTTCAGATTGGTCGAGTATAAAAATAGCACCTGCTTCTGTCGTCAGGTTATCACTAGCTTCTGTCATCAGCTCAGCATTCGCAGTGTTTTCTCCGTACTCCTGTCGGCCTCTAACCAACTCAATGCGACCGTCTTTTGTTCGCCATGACATAGAACTGGAGGCAGCGTCACTCGCTATAATCTCGTCGGACACAAGATTTTGAATACCACTGACAAAAAATTTGTTTATCTTATCTCTCATGAAGACAGTATACTTTTAGCCTCACCTGATTTCGATTGAATTGATGTGACAAGTTCTAAAACGACGGGAAGCTCAATGTTTTCCCATTCTGCAAGAGAAGCGTGCGTCATAAACTTCCTATTCATTGTGCCATCATTCAATAAGACATATAACCAGCCATCTTGTACTTGAAATTGAGTAATCATTTAATTTCCGTATGTTTGCATCATCGTTATACGATCGTTCCACATCTTCAAGTCACTCAAAATCATTTCGCCCCTCAAACGATTTTCCGCAGCATAGGACCTCGCTTTTTCAAATAATTGAATAAAATCGTTATCACTCGCCATGAAAAATGGAAGCACGCCCCAGAAACGAGCAGGAAACACCGGAGTACTGGCAACTAAATCTAAAGCTTCCGGCATATAAATATAGTCGAATGAATATGTGTCGTCTTGAGTCTTAGTACAAACAAACTTTTTTTGCCTCGCGTCATAATATGCAATGAGATTTTGGTTTGTGTATAGTCTACGATCATTAAACGGAATAACCATAAACTCATTAGCTTTCTCTCCTACATAAATCTTAGGATTCTCCGTCAAAAGATTTGAAAAATCAGTCGGCTGTGTAATGTCTGTACCGGACACACTGCCAGTTGCTTCTTTCTTTAAAAATTCCCATTGCTTACTTCTTAATATTTCAAAATAGTTTTTGTTGACTAACTTTAAAACTTCATTGGAAGACAAATCGCTAGTATCTCCTATCAATGTATAAAATTCGTTGATGATGTCTTGTGTATTTTGTAACATTTTTTTTATGGACTTATCCTCGGAAGCCACCCGTGGGTGACGACCGAAAGAAGTTCACAAACTTTATTATTTCGATGTCGAAATCGGAAACACTAAGTTCGTCTGTACGTAATGAACACCTGAGCAACACCTGCACCTGAACCGTCAAGTATGACGTTTGTACTTGCAGGAACTGCAGTGTTAGCAAGCGTAGCCGCACCAACTAATACACCAGAGACAGTACCTTTAGCAATCGTACACACCACCGTTGAAGCTGGAGCCTCAACTGTGACGTTGGTTGCAGTCGTGTCTCGTGCTATGAGGTATACGCCTGTAATTGTGATTGCGTAAGGAAGACCAGTAGCACCGAACACTGACACTTCTGTTGTTCCGTTAGAAACCGAAGCGATCGTCCTGCTATCAGAAGTTGAACCGACATTAAGCTCCCATACTGGGACTGCTACTGTGCCGAGGTTTCTGAAAACGACGCCATTAGACAGATTTGTGAGTTCACATCCGAGAGCAAAAGTACTCGCAGTTGTTGGGACTGCACCTCCGCTATATGAAGCGATAAGAGCAAGGCCAGCTTCATCTTTTGTGTAGATGAAGACGTTATCATTTACTCGATAAGGCATGTTATTTATTTATTTTATTAAGCAGCGATTAGAACGTCAAGAAACTTCTGAGTACCGTCAGTGAAGGTCTTTAGACCGTAAATGATTGTGCTAGAGATGTTTTTTGAGCCCGGCTGTTTTGGTTCCTGCAGCATTTCCATCTTCGACTCCTTTTGAACAACACAATCAATTGCGCCTTTCTTTCCGAAATAAGCGTGAATGAAGTTTCTTGTCCAAGCGTCAGTCGCATCTGTAAATGTTTCAGCGAGAGTGAATCGTCCTGAGCCAACACCAACAATAGTAAGAATATTTGTTGTGTCGTTATTTGTTGCTGTGATTCTCTTCGTTTTAGAAAGAATACGTCGATTAGCGGCAGATACTTCGAAGTAACCAGTTGCGGTGTCCTTACCAGTTGCTGAGCCGTTAATAGCGTTCTTAATAATTTCACGAGTCAAATCAGCAGAACCAGCGATATCGAATTCTCCGGCCAATGACGGGATTGCACGAGCTGTGAACACAACACCTTCAACAGTGATTGTGTCTCCTGCTGTTGCGTTTGTAGCCATACCAAGAGTTGCTTCTCCTGTAAGGTTTTCAGAGACGTATACTTCTGCACTAGCGACCTGTTCGTTGACATAACCGTTCTGGAATAGAGAGTTAACAAAATCTGCATTCTTTCCCAATAGGTACTGGAACATGTCTGAAATACCAATTGAATCGATAACAAAAGCTAAGTTATTCAAATTCTGGTTGTTTCGTCGTAGCATTGCTGGAAGACGAGAAACCATTTGAGGAACAGTAGTTGATGTAAGAGCAATCGGTGTGCCGTTTGCGATAAGTGTTGTCAAAGAACCTGTGTCGAAATCAGCAAAGCCGAGCAAAGTCTGATTAAGAATATCGGCATCGACATAAGTCGCAAGTTTAACTGCAACCTGTCCGCCGATAATAGTACCCGGATTAAGAGGACCAGCTTGTACCATTTCTTTAGCAGAAAGGTTGAACAAGGTCATCTTGTCTTGATCGACAGTCAAAGTTTCTCGTTCGTCTGATACTAGGTCAACTGTTCCGTCAGTTCGAGCTACTCGATCCTGAACATCAACAGCCGAGATGTCGTAGCGTACTCGGTCAACGCTCTGTCCAAAAGTAAGATCGGACAATAATCTGGTGTTTGAAATTCTCATTGCGATCAAGACCTTTGGAAAAAATTCTTGATATGTATTTGAGAAATTACGTGCGAATGCGTCTAACATGGGGATAAATTTTAATTAATAATCCCCCCTCTATCTTTATAAATACGCTTTAATTTGTTCTTCAGTACTCTTTGCCCATGCCGCATGAGCTTTCGGGTCAGATTCTATCTTATCCCAGTCTTCTTTTGATGGATTACTGAGATTAGGTGACTCTTGCTCTCGAGAACCTCGTGAAAGTTCAATAGACTTTTTTCCCGCAATTGACGCCCCATAAACTTCTTCCACAATCTGCGGTAGTGTCTTCTTAGCGTTTTCGGGATTAAATACGAGTGTTTTAATTACGTTTTTGTTAACAACATTCTTGTATTCGGGCATGTCTGCGAGAACATTGGCGTATAGTTCATTGAACTTCACATCCATTTTCTCTTGACTGCGCTCCGACTCAATTTTAGTTATCTTTGGACTGTAATCTTTTTCAAGTTCCTCTCTTATTTCTTTTGTGGTAGCCGATCGAACAGTCGAAACTAGACTGGCGAGAAATGTTTCATCAATATTGTGCTCCATTGAAAGACGACGCAGTTCATCGTTGACCTGTAGGACAGATTTTTCACCTGTAACCCCAGCATTCTTCAATTTAGCGACTTCTTCTTGTAAGGCACTCACTACTGAGTCTGCTGCTGACTTTTCAGCTTCAGCTTTCTCTGCTCGTTTCCTCTGATCTTGTGCGATTTGTTTATCCTTATTAGCTACAGGAGTCACAATATCGCCAACTGCCACATCATCTGTTTTAGGTGAGACTTCACCCTCCTTTACGGCCGGAGAGTCCTTAACATCAGGTTTCATAATAGTCTGCGGCTATTTTGGTACACCAGTGCGCCATCTGGTAACTATTACTTATAATTATAACATGAAAAGTTATTCCAAGTTATCGGCTACACACAAGTTGGTTAAGAGGGGGCAAAACCACCCTATGTGTATGCGACAACCGAGAATTACTTCGGGTCGAGCATCTCCTCAATTGCTTCGATCTGCTTCGCATTACCAGTAATCAGCTGATACAAGTCTAAATTTGCCTTGATCGTTGAACAAAGCGCTTTAATCTCGGAATCTGACTTCTCCATGTAAACAGAGAGCAGGACAGACAGTGAGGTTACGACGTTTCCTTTTACATACTCCTTCAGCAACACGACACCCTCAAGGGTCGAGACAGCTTCAAGCGCCTTTAGTTTGGTGTACTCTTCTTTAAGAATATCCTTATCCATCATTTTGAATCGGACTAACTACTGGCACACATCTGATACCCGTCTGGTCTTCAATACTCTGTAAATGCTTTTGGTACGTTTCAATAGTTGCATCGCAAGTGTTCAGAATGTCGACAGACTCTTTGTTGGCCAAGCGTTTTGAAACAAACGAGAATACAAGGTGCAACTTGTCTTCAGGAATATCTTTCAAAAAAGGCAGCTCTTCAATAGCCCGTTCGATCTGCATTTCATTCGCCTTAACTTGACCCTCTTGCTGTTTCTTACTCTTTTGAACACTTTCGAGATGATCGAGCAAAATGTTAACCGACACCTCACTTGTTAAACCGGACACTTCAATAATCGAATCAAATTCAGTCTGCCCCTCTCCTTCAAAATGTTTTTTGATTGTGTATTGCATTTATTTTGTCTTGTTATATCTGTTTTTAGATTTCTTGATCTTCATTTCAGATTCCTGCAACTGCTTGTAATTCTCGATGGAGCCAAAATTATCAATAATCATTTGTGTATTCCTGTTTCTCTTCGCGTCTGTAACTCCTTTTTGCTTCGCAACAAACTTGTCAACGAGCTTTCCCGGAGCTTTCACAATTGCTTTTGCGACCTTAACCGGAGCTTTCACAATTGCTTTTGCGACCTTAACCGCCGCCTTTGGTAAACCTTTCACCGTCTCGATTGCTAGTCCGGCGGTCGAGTTAAGATATGCAGCTTGTTCAGGGCTCCCTTCTACTTTTCGTAGTCTCCTTTGCTTCGCAGCTTCTGCAACTTTTCGTCTTGATCGTGTTGGCATATATTTTTTATATTACTGGTTCTTCTATTACTGGTTCTTCTATTAATGTTTCCTCGGTGTCCTCAATATCCACACCATTAGCCCCTATCCCTCCTTCCTTAGCGACATTATTCATAAGCTGAGTACCCATGTTATTGATGATGATAGACTCAGTACGAGACAAGTAATCTTTCATCAGCAAGAACGTGTCTTCGCTCATGTCCTCTTCGTGGTCTTTCATGTAATCGAGGAAATGATTCGCGTATGCAATGTTTGCATTCATATTCGGCTCGATAACCTTTCCGTCTAGGATACTTTCGATATCCCGCTCAGCCTCGGAGATAATGAGCGCAGTACCAGTTTCTTGCACATCAAGAAGTGACCGAGTGAGATCGGCCTCAATGCCAACGATTCCCGCTTCTGTTTCAAAGAGTATTGTCTGGTTCACTAGCGGGTTGCCTCGATATCCAGCAAGAAACTGAACCTTGTTTCGTTTATCAAGATTATCTGATCGAGACTCCGCGTCTGAACTATTAATTAAAATGCGATATTCAGATGATGGGCNCACCTCTCGTCTGCCGACAAACACAGTTTTTTCAAGACCTTTTGGNCCTAATATTTTGACGGCAACTTTTTTCGTTAAATGGTCCTCTATACCGTACCAATAGAGTTTTGCGAAGCGCTTATACCCCTTTGTATACGACTTATTTAGGAGATTGAACTGGTCTGCTGCTTGTGCGATGTTGCCCTCATAAATGCCGACTTTGTCTTCTTCTGCAGAGCCCTTAACACCAGACGTGACTCCTGATTCAGTCTGTTGGATTTGTTCGAGCTTATCGTAGACACTAAGAGGTGTATTGATACTAGGTGTCTCAACAATTTGGAACGCTTTATTAACATCCACGCCGGACTTAAATCGAATAATTCCATTCCTCTTATACACAAGATCGGCCAAACTCTCGATGGTTGAGGTATCAACTTTCTTTTGTGGCTTATTAATCTGCTCTGCATTATCGAGCATTTGATTGATAGACACTGTCTGCGCCATAAACACCTCACGCACGCCATCGGCATAGCTCGGAGTCCAGAACTCAGTTAAGTCGACGATTGAAGCATACGACCAGAAAGGCCACATCGCGTCTTTCAGTACTTTATCCTTCTTGAAAATGTCTGATAGTAATTCACATCGAATTGCTCTTTTGCCGTCCTCACTCAATAGGAGATAATATCTTTCGCCCTCATAAGTGGTGTACCACTCCCAGAACTTATACAGATCAGGGTCCTGAATTTGTTTATTGTCTGCTGTTCCGATGTATGAGTAACGATTCTGCTTGTTGAGTTCCTCTTGATTCACAGCTGCAGGATTACCCGCGCCAGAAATTAAAAGATTAGTTTCTTCTTTGATATATATGTCGTCCTTTACACCTTCTTTGAGGTCCCACTTATTTTTTTCAATACCATAACGGCCGAGATAGTGTGCGCGGTCGATGTCTATGCCTCCAGCTTTTGGGTCAATTAAAAAATCATAAACGTCTACACTCTCGAGATATGAACAGTATCCATCATACGAGTCAGCGTGGTATGCAAAAATAGCTCTGTCATAAAGGACGAGCTGTAATTTTCCTGCTAAATCTTTGATATCCCAATCTCCAACGTCCGCATCTCTTTCCTTTAGTGCATTAAGTAGCTGTGCTCGTTTTAAATCAGCGACAGTACCTCGAGCAAATTCAAATGTGATTGGTGAATCAATCTTTGAGAGCAATGACCGAACGAACGACTTCATTTTACCTAAGTCGACGTTTGCACGCGCTTGGAGTTGCGATTGTGTGCCTACCTGATGATTATCGGCGCGTTCAGCACCTGCCTTGAAATTGCCGTAGAACATTGACTCGTTTTTATGCCAACGAGTGATTGCTCCTTGTTTCCAATTACGAGCAGCATCCATTTCGCGCAACGCTTGGACGACAATCTTATCTCTTTTTACTTTTGTTATATTAGCCACTAGAAAGACCCCCCTTTCTTTACTTAATTGAATAACCTGCTCGATCTGCAATAAACTGTTTCGCTAGTCCTCGATAATCCTTACCGTGTTCTTCAGCAGAATAAATACGAATAATTTTACCAAATGAATCAAAAACACAAACTTCTTTGTTAGTTGCATCGACTTTCTCTTCACTCACCGTGTCTGGTGCAGCAATAACATCAGCTTCAATATCTACTTCTTCTACGTTTTTTGCTGGTCGTTTCATACTATTTTGATTACTTATCTGTTAATTATAACACATTTTTAAACACCAATATCAGTAAACTGCACAGAGTCGTCATAAAGGTGAGAGATATCCTCTGGTTCTTTGTGATAAATCTTATTAATCGACACAAGAGGGTAAATAATTGCGTCCATTGCATGTTTCCATGTGTTATCAGGGAAACCTTTTGGATTTCCGTCCTTATCTTCAGCCCATGCCCAGTTTTCATAGCACTTCCACACGTTTTTACTACTCTTTGTCACTGAAATCTGTAGGCCTGACACAACTTTTATACCAAAAACAACACTATCAGCACCTTTATCGGCCCCCACGATATCCACGCCGTAGCTTCTTATTTCAGCAATACTTTTAGGCTCTGCACTGTCAGCGACAGTTATAGCTTTTTTTGTTTGTGATAAAATTACCTCTGCAATCAATTGGTTCTTCTTCTCTGTTCCATAAGCAAGCTCGTCAACGATATACCCGCCATTGTATTCATAAACAGCCACGAGTGCTGCAGGGTCTGGAAACCAGCCAAAATCAAGGCCGTACGCCACAAGTCGCGCCTCGTGCGGTACCTCGTCAATTTGTTTCCAGCCACTAAATATTTTTCCTCGTACTGTCTCTGGTACAAGTCCACGGATCATTTGATTGTAATATGACGGCTTCGTTTCCTTATACGCCCGGTACCTCCGCGTGGTGTGCTCATCGAGGTTGGGTAAATTGTCTTCAAACGTGCCGAATATAAACTCGACGTCGTCCATTCCTGGCTTTAACTTTGGTATATAAAAATCAGGCACGTCGCACGGCAACAAATCAAACCAGCGCTGAATAATCCAATGAGTCTTTGGTGGCGGATTCAGGGTCAAGATAATTTTGATATCACCTTTGATTGTTCTCAGTGAGTCATCAAGAGTCATAAACTCCTGCTCGCCTATCTCTTCTGCTTCTTCAATCCATACCGTGTTATATGAAGCAATAGACTTAAGCTTCGCACTATGAGATGTACTAGACGCTCTAAACCCGTGCGCGTGGAGACTATTATCCCCGTACGATACCTGCA